GTTAATTTCTTTAGAGATAACTCTAATACTTGCTCGAAAGCAGTAGTTCCATTCTCTCTACTTGATTGAATGTTCTCGGTGTACGTAGAGCTACCTCTAACGTCAAATTTGTAAGCACTTGGAGTACCAGCAACAGAATCAATTACATCAGCATCGGTAGCATCATAAGTGATAGCTCCTAAGTCTCCATAATTAACAAAATATACTGCGTTTATCCCTCCAACGCTATCTTTGCAAGGCTCTAACCTTCCATTTGCAATATCACAACTCATAATTTATTTTTTTTATATTAGTTAATAAAAAAGGGCAGATGGAAAACCAACCACCCTTTTTAGTTTATTATTAAATTAATTACTATGCGATTCCGTAAGTTACGATATCATCTGCAACTCCAAATTGAACTCCTGCAGTAAATCTCATGATAATTCTAACATTTTGAGAACCATCTAAGTCAGCCATATCTAAAACTTTTACTTCTTGGTGATCTGATAATAAACCAGTTCCAAACCATAAGTTGTCTTTAGTAGATGCAACTGCAGTATTAGCAGACAATCCGTTAGCCATAAATATTTTTACACCATCAAAGTATAAAACATTTACGTCTTGGTTGTTTCCTTGTGCCATAAATCCGTTTGCACCAACTCCGTTAGCAGCAAATCCACCTAATGATCTCTTGTATGCTCTAAAGATGTTTTGAGATACATATACATATAAGTCTTCTCTTCCGTATAATTCAGAAGGAACTTCATCTACAATTTTACCTAATTCTGCAATAACATTGTCAGCAGTTACAGTAGTTCCAACAACTTTCTGTCCAGCAGGTAAAGTAGCAGCAGTTAATAAAGCTTCAAATCCATCAAAAGAACCATCTCCATCAGCACCTTGCCAAATATTTAATTCATTCTTTTGTGCAACTTTACCAGCAACATAAGAAATTAAATAATCTTGGAAAGAAGAAGGTAAGTTATCAAATGCAGAATATCCCATTTGGATTGCATCCCAATCAGAACGGAAATCTTTCTTACATAATTCTAAGTTAACTTGTAACTCTTTTGGTTCGATAATTCTTTCAGTTAAAGTAAGAGTAGATGTGTCAGAAAAGTCACAAGTACCATTCTTTGTGATACCATCTAATTCTAATCTTTTTACAACTTCTTTAAATTTTACATTTGGTCGGATAGTTAATCCACCATTTGCGATAGTGTTACCTGATAATAAAGCAGCAGAAATATATTTTCCTGCAGATTCTCCAGCGTAAGTAGTAGTAATACTTGTAGTAGTAGCCATTTTTATATAGTTTTAATTGAATAACATGCTATTGACTCTTTGTTCAGTAGTCATAGGTTTGTTTAGGTTTGATAATAAATTCCTTTTAGTTTCTATTGAGTTTTCCGGAGAATGTACAACTTCTTCTACATCTTCAGATAATTCAACTTCTTCTTGCTTTGATAATTCTTCTGGAATGTCCTTTACGTCACCCATTGGCTTATCTTCGATTAATGCGTTAATCATAGAAATTAGTTCAGCTTTAACTATTGCTAACTCTTCAGGAGTAACGTAAACGCCAGATGGTAATTCAACCTCTTCTTCGATTACTACTTCTTCTTCAGACTCTTCAGCAAGTAAAACTTCTGCTACCTCCTCTTTAACTTCTTCAATTACTTCTTCTGTAGATAATTCTACTGATTCTTCAATTGCAATGTCTTCCGTTTTTAATTCTTCCTTAGAAAGATTTAAAAGCTCTTTAACATTGTTAAGGATTTCTGTTGCTTTCATACTTATTGATTTATATTAATATAACTATTTAAAAATTTACTGTCTTGTTTTATCCTTTTTTCTGTATGATAAACCACTCAACTCCATTACTCCAAACTTGAATACCTTCGTATGCTTTATTTATTCTATATTTATTAGTAGAGCCATCTAAAGTATCTCCACCTTGTGGTGTTAAGTCTGCGTTTTGAGTACCTGCACCAAAACCTGTATTAGAAATAAACCTCATTACTCTGTTTACATTTGAAGCAGCAAGTGGTAAATTTAAAACCATTGTACCATTAGAACCACTCCAAGACAATTCAATTAATTCAGATGTTTCATATAAAGCGTCTTGCAGGTTTATTACCTGACCAGCTGATGCGGTTAGTGCAGTTGGTGTGATATAGTTAAGGATAGCCTGAACTGTGCTTTGTTTTGTTTCACCATCTTGAACAACAACAATAGGTTCTAAGCCCTCTAAGCTGGTTGCTATTGGTAAGTTACTTATTTTTAAATTAGCCATTATAATATAATTTTTTCGTTATTTTCTTGTAATATGTAATCTCCGTTTTCTTGTAATAGTAAATCCACTTGCTCTTTATGTTGCTCTTTATAAATTGAACCTATGCCTTGCTTCCAATATTCTGCTGATTTACATTTTTTACCATCTTTATCACAGTCAATAGAGTACGTATTTTTACATTTACAATATACTGCTCTCATATTATTGGTCTATTTGCTTTTTAAGCATATTCTTGATTTGTTCAAGTACGTCACTTGCCTCTATCTCTTCAGTATCTTCAACGCTATCGCTAAACATACCTTCAATACTTAATCCTAAGTACTTACCAGATTTTACATCTTCCCATACCTCATCATTATCTATCTTCATGGTAACTGCCCAAGCACCTGCTACTGCATTTAATCCGTATAAAGCAGTCTTATCCTTATTAGGATCTTCTACTATCCAAGACTCAATTACAGATACACCACTTGTCATCTTATCATCATGCTCTAATGTAGTATTGTTAAGTTTAAGGCGTTTTAAGTATAGCTCAGACGCTTTTCTTACAGTATCTTTAGAAAACACTATATTGTACTCGTAATCGCCCCTACGTCTGTATATGAGCTTATCTGGAACTAAAGCAAGTCCAACTATAATTCTTTTTTCAGAATCTATTGTTTTAAACTCTACTTTATGTTTGCTTAATGCAACGAAGTTCTCTTCTATTGCAGGAGACTCAACCAAAGAGATAGCTTCAATACCATCTTCTTCTCTTGATTCGTCTATAAATAATTCTACTATATCTAATCCTTCCATGTTATGATAACTTAATTTGTTTTATTCTGTTTTATTTTAAAGACTTGAAGAGCTTACAATAACTCTATCTAATTCTTGTTGACTGGTTACATCTCCTGAGACAACATAAGCCTTTAATGGTTGATCAAACTGAGCTTGTATCGCACCTAATAACGCATCTTCTTTAGTTCTACCACCTACTATGTTAAAAGAAGGTTCTGATCGAACACTTGAGCCTCCACTTGAGCTTCCACCTCCACCTGTATTAACAGGAGTATTTGCAGCTTCTGGTTGAAACTTTTGCCTTGCAATAATCGCTACCTGAGCCATACCTGCTCCTATTACTGCAGTCATAGCAGCTAACTTAGCAAGAGGTCCACCATAAGTAGCAGCAGCAGCACCAATACCTGCAGATACAGTATTTACAATAGCAGTAGATATATTGAATGCTTTTTGTGTCATAAATGCTTTTTTCTTAATTGCATTTTGTTTAACCCTTAACTTCTCGTCATTTCGAAGTATCTCATCTTGAATAGACTTTCTTTGTTCTTTAGATAGGTTTTCATTATTCAATCTATTGTTTAGCTCGGTGTTTAAAACATTAGTTTTATTTTGCTCAATAGTTAATTCTCTTTCGCTTTCAGCTTGAAGAAAATCATTTACTGCTGATGTTAACACTTTGTATTGTTCAATAAAAGTAGTTATATCCTTAAGTCTCTTAGCATTAGCATCCTCCTCTGTTTCTGCTACTTTCATCTCACCTGATAATGCTATAAATAACTTATCAGTATAGTAAGTATTCCATTTACTTAATAGTATTTTATAATTAGCATCACTTTTACCTTGTTCTGCTTTTGCATCCGTATCAAACTTATTAAGTTTTACTTCAGCCTCTTTTTTTGTTAAATTTCCAAGTGAAACTTCCTGATTTAAAAAAGCTTCATATTCAATTCTATAAGCATCAGATTGTTGCTTAAATTTAGCTTTATTTTCTTCGTTTTTTATATCTAACCTCTTTAAATGGTATTCTTCTTGTATTCGTACTTTATCAGAATTTAACGTAGCGTTTAGTATTTCTTCTTTTTCTGAAACACTTGCTATTTGTGATAAATAATCTTCTACTTGTTTATCAAAGTCTTTAATCTCTAATAACTT